CTACACAGTTAGTGGTAGTTGAATAGGTATATTCACCATTTGCATCAGGGCCTACCCAATCACTGCTATCTACTACTTCTAAGCCAGTAATAATAGGACTATCACCACTTCCATAAGCCCCAAAAGTAATTGGATTACCATCTGAACCAGAAGAAGGAACGGTTAAAGTTTCCCGCCAAGTTTCACCTCTTTTAAAATATATATTATCACCAGCACTGAAACTGGTAGAATTCACCTTAGACACAGTCCTCCAGGGCTGGATTTGTGTTCCTGGATTACCGTCATCACCCAAAGTTGCATCCACATAGTAATTAGCCATCCCTTCTTCTTTCCAGCCATTCGTTTATCTCTTCTTGAGCAACCAAGCCCTTACTCTCCAGAAGAGCGACCAAAGCGGTTATCTCTGCTAGCAAGTCCTGCAGCTGAGCTACCCTAGTATCCAACTCCCGCTCCATAGTCTTCATCATCTCGGCCTTCACCTTTCCGATTTCTTCTTCAAGCAAGACAATTCGCTCCAGGAGTTGCTTCCTCGTCGGCTTCTTGAACCTGATAAACCTAGCCATCTATCAAAACTCCAAATAACTGTCGCAAGAACCTCTACTACAGCAAAGCTTCATCTTGCCAGTTACACCGCTATCGACCTTCCCATATAACTGCACCCTCAGGGCAAGCATCCGCTCATCAGGTATGTCGAAATTCCAATCAAGCCAAGTCTGTCCACTGCATAGCTGATAGTCTGCCTTGTCTGTATAGAAATTGGGTGTTGCGTCTGCAGTAGAGCCAGAAGTGAAGCTTCCAGCACTATCTACATAGCCCAGACTAAATGTTACCTTTGTCAGATAGACATTTCCCGTCCCGCCTGTCACAGCAATACCAGCCTGGGTAACCGCTCTAACAAGACCGCCTTTGGGCGGTAAAACGTAATAGTGTTGCAAATCTGCGAAGACAAAGACTTTGTTTATCTGCTCGGTTTCATTGGTATCCGTTATCCCTGTCTTTTCCTCACAATCCAGACTATCATCACCATCAAGGTCCGAAGGATTTCGGCCAACGGCAAGAATATACGCAAAGTCATCCCCCCAAGGATACTTGTCATTGACCTTCTGCAGAGCCAGAACCAGAGGTCCTGCGACCACAACCAGAGCTCTGCTCCTGCACCGCAGCCGAGCCGTTTCACAACTATCAGCATCTTCGGCTAGCAAGCTAGCATTGTGATTACCATCTATTAAAGCATTTTCCATTTAATCCTCCAGCAGTAATATAATAAAGCCTTCTGGCATTGCAGGCCTAGGACACGGAACATAGACTGTGGCCTCCGCCTTGTCACTCTCGCTATCTGCATTCTTTGCCACCAGCCCGAATGTGTAGCTCCGCCCAGGAACAACGTCACAAGTGAAGGTTTCTTCAAAATTCTTCGCTCCGACTTCTCCATCATCGCATCTGGAGACAAACTCTTGGACTTCTGCCCAGTCATTACCAGAATCTTTCAGGTAGAGCACAAACTTCGTTTCCCAACCAGGACACTGGTAGGTCCACTTCGCCATGAACTCTTCCGCCACAGCCTCTGGAATGATTATGTAAGTATGAACAACCGCTCCAATCACAGAAAGCAAAGCGAATAGCACAAACATCAACACAACAGCCCACACCCTCACAGAAACATCAAATTTTGACTTTATCACTGTATTGTTACCTCCTCGGAGCTTCGCACTTCCGTGCTTGCCTCTTTTTCCGCCTCCGTCATTGGCAGGCTTTCCAGCAGGAAATTCACATCTTCTACTGTCAGCCACAACGCAAACCAGCCACCAAACGTCAGAAAGACTACGTCCTTCATCTCAGCTTTCGCCGACACAAGTGCGTTGTAGAACACGAGCTTCTCGTCCCGTCCCTTTATATAGAACGTAAAGTGACCCTTCCCACAAGTGAGGGCGTAGTTGTCGTTCTCTGCCTGCCTAATTCGCCAATTTTCGTTCTCTGCTACTATCCTGCTCATCTATGTCACCATCCAAGCATGTTCCCCACCCACTGTGTAATACTTTCTGGAAGACCTGTAGGTCTTCTTTGTAGGCCACACCCTGTGAGCTACGCTGTTAATGTATTCGCTCAGAACAAGGGCATCAGCCCTGTTTGGGCTTCCCACACCACGAGCCCGCATCTTTTTCTTGCTCTCAACAACAATACCGCCTTGGGCATTGAAGTCATATTTCGGCGAAGCCAACTCGTCGCACAGTGTCTCCGACTCCTCCGTCGGAGGAAACGAGTAAAGTCCTCTCATGCACTTCTCCCGCACTGTCCACCACAGCTCATCCCGTAACCTGTGATAGCGACTCACGTCGCTGGATTTCCAGCACACATTTACTCCGTAGCAGTTGACCATTCCATGCTTCTCGAGCCAGTCTACGACGCCCGCTCCGACTCCGATTTCGTCAAGGATAACGCCGCTGGCATCACGCTCTGTATACATTTGCAGAATGTTTCCTGCTAGCGATATTGTGTTCATGTCCTTAAAGACATCCCACTCGTAGACCTTGAGACCTCTGCGAGGCATTACCACGGAGACATCGTCGCCATATCTGGCGATGTCCACGCTCAGGTAGAGTGGCTCGTCGTCAGCAACTTCAATTTCGTTGCCAATGCACTGGCGACTCCATTCCAGCGGAATGAGAGCCCGCTCGTCTGTGAGCGGAGGGTCACCTTTTATACGCACAGCGTAAACGCTGCTATCTTCACCGTATTTGTCCCTGAAGTATTCTACGGTTTCCTTCGTCACCAAAGGTGATTTCTCGCTGTTCCAGTGCAAATGCACCCACTTCCGCCGAATAGCAGCATGGAAATGCGTATCGTAGAAATATCCAGAAGACTTTGTCATATTTCCAATCAACAAAACTTTGTTGTCGGGTCTTGTCAGTGCCCCTTCCAGAGGCACGAATACAGGGTCATGCACACCACTGGCCTCATCTACGATGATAAGGAGATGGTCACCGTGAAGACCAGCAAGTGTTTCCGCCTGCTCTTCTTTCGTGGCTTTTACCCGTGGGCTTATCAGCCTTATCCACCAGTCTTCGGGTGCAGCCTTGTAGAAGAACTTTCCTTTCTGCATCACAAACTCATCCTGCAGGCGACTGCGTCTGAACCATTTGGCCAGCTCGGCCCAAAATATGTCATACAACTGTCGGCCTGTTGGCCCAGTGACAGCCACTTTGGCATACGCTCTCGTGCTCATGAACCATAAGGCTATCCACACCGCAGCAGCACTCTTTCCACAACCATGGCCGCTTCGGATGCTAACCCGCTTTTGCAAGGCTATCGCTTGCAGGGCATCTTTTTGCTGGAACGTCGGCCCTTGGCCCTTCGGCCACTTGAAGCATTCTTGCACAAACCTCAACGGATTGTCCTGCCAAGAACGTAAACGTTCTAGCACAATCGGGTTAAGGCCACGCATTCCGCACCTCCAAGACAGCAGGGCTATCACCTAACAGGCGATAAAGCTCTTCGAGAGCCTTTCGGCTTTGAAGCACAGCTTCGCCTTCCTTTCTCAATCCAACAAGAATGCAACCTTTGGTGTCTTTGATTGTGTTTCCTGGATGAATCAGCACATCCGTGTGCCCTGGCACATTTGTAACCTCAAAGAGTTTGCGCTTGAAGCGTGGCGACCACCGCCTGCGAAGCTTGTATTGCCCAGGTGGCACAATCGCTTCTGGTGGCTCAAGTGTGGCAAGCACAGCTTGTCCATTCACAGAGAGCACCCCGAACGTGCCAGCTTTGCTAGTTGATAGTCTTGTCAATACCACTCTTGTCTCTGGCATCGCTCCCATCTCCATTGCTAGGAGTAACATCAATGATGTCAGCATCGCTAGCTTCGCTGTCAAGCTTGCTCTTTTCAAGCTCGACCAGGTAGCCAACAAGACCCTTGATGTCCGACGGTAGTCCTTCAATGGATTGCTCCTTGTCTTTCAGAACTTTATACGCAAGGACGAGGTCCCGAAGTGGGGCCTCTTCAATTTTCTCTGGTGTTATCGCTTCCAGCACTCTGCACTGTAGCTCAGTGAGCTGCAAGCTCTGCAATGCACGATATTTCAGCAGAAGGCCTTGCTTCTCCCGAAGGTCAGCTATCCGCTTTGCCAGCGTTGGCGTGCTAACACCAAGCTCTTCAGCAATCTCTTTCTGCGGAAGACCTCGCTCTACAAGGTCTAATATGGCCTCTTCGTCAAGTTTTTTCTTAGGCCGTCCCATGATAACATTATACCACGCCATCGGCGCAAGTCAATGCGTAAATGGACAAATGTTCATCGGGACATTTCCAGCATAGCTGGACACACACCTACGGTGCTGCGTTTGCAGCCTGTGCAGCAGCCAGCTGTGCTGGTTGAAATTTTGGCCAGGGAGAATTTTGGACTATGTCTATCATCAGGCGGGATGCCCTTGGGGGCTTAGGGGGCTTCGGCTGGATGTCCGCCAGCGGGCAAAAAGAAAGGGCGCAAGCCGTGAAGGCCTACGCCCATGCAGGTTGTAGCTTGTCAAGGCTATTTCAATAGTCCTGCCTTTTTCAATGCGTCAATTTGTTTTTGTGTAAACACACCGCTTTCAGCTAGCTTTTGCAATTTTGTCAGTTTGCCTTCGGCCTTGCGTTCCCATTGACCGCTAATCAATGCGTCCCACACATTGTCCGTATGCTCATACCAATTAGAACGGTCTCCACTGTAGCTATCCCGTAATTTTTGATTAGCACCATGACACAATAACCGTTGTTTGATGTCATCATTTAGCACCGTCAAATCGTATGTCCGCTCCACGCCATAACCATTAAATTTGATAACCATGTTATCAACGTCTACCGTTACCTTTACGTCGTCCTTCTTTGCCATCGCTAAGCCTCCTAAAATTTATTTCACGTGCGCACGTGATAACACCACCATAACTCCGTTTTGACAATTTGTCAAGCGTTTTCACGCACCGTGTGCGTGCGCCAGAATAGTCAAATTTTGACGTTTTGTTGCGCATTGTGCATTATCCATTGCGCATTACATTCCACGCCGTTTTTTCCCTATATTTTTGTGACCTTTCTTGGTTATATCCAGCGGGTCGCCCAGAGGGTTTTGTCCCAGCTTTCTTTTCTCAGCTTTTCCTTTTCAAAAAAAAAAAAAAAAAAAAAAAAAAAAAAAAAAAAAAATCCAAAGGATTTAAAAGCTGGCCGCAGCGAAGCTGCCGCAGCACGGCAGCAAAGCCGCCAGCACCCAAAGGTGGCAGAGCCACACAGTGGCAGAAAGGTCATAGAATGACATACACAAACACGGTCAAATGTAATGCAAAATGCGCCATGCGTAATGTTTTGACATTACACACCATATCGTATATCATATATCAAATATCATTCACGGAGGTCAAGATGTTTGATGTAGCAGCTCTCATAGAAACACTAGAGGACATGCCAGCGGGTGAGGAGCTCTGGATAGATGTTCGCTCGAAAAGCGAACAAGAAGCACTCAAGGTGCGAATATGGAGGTTTCTTAAAAACTGGGGGCGTCAAGGAGAAATCGTGATTTCCCTCCGCAAGGACGAAGAAGGACGACCATGCGTAGTGCTTCGCAAGTGCGACTATGGGATTACCATCAAACACAGAAACGGCTCAAAAGAGCCACTTGACTTACATCTCGCTGGGCTGCGAAAACAGATGAAAGCTGACGGTCTTTCAGACGAGGAAATCGAAGTCATCCTGGCCGATAAATCGGCCAAGAAATAATGTCAAAATTTGACTTTTCTGGCCTAGCGGCAAGGTCAATGACAAATTTTGTTGATTTATTGGGCATTCATGGCTATTGACAAAATAACACGCCGTGTTATAATGGTATCATGTCCAAATGGACATAATAAATCTTAGGAGGTGCAGCATGACAGAGTTCAGACGGCCTAAGCCATCAGTTCGTTTGTTGCTCCGCCACCCAAGAGCCGTGCTGGTCGCACTAGCGACCCAGTATGGCATCACAGATGCAACCAGCCGCTCGAAGAAGGAGCTGGCCGAGAAAGTAGCGGAGCGGGAGGAAGAACATTTTGATAAAGTCTGGAAAGGAATAAAGAGAGAGGAGGTACAACATGAAGACAACTAAAGAAGTCTGGAACAGCACGCCCCCTGAAGAGCGAGCAAAGTGTCCTACCCTTAAGCATGTGAACAAGGAGCTTCTCCAGAAGTCCTGGGATGAGCTCCCTCAATTCGCCAAAGACCACTTTATTCTGCTGCTCGTTGGCCACAAAGAAAGCAAAGGAGGCAGGAAATGAAGATAACAATTGAAGAAGAAAAGGCCGAGGGGCTGAGCCCCGAAGACCTCGACGCCTTAGCAGCTCTCGGTATTGAGATAACAATCAAGAGACCGAGGTCATCAAGACCTCGCAAGAGCTGTCCTGAACCATACAACTTGCTCATCCGTTACCAGTGCAAATTGTGCGGAGCCGTGCAGCAGGAGGCTTGGGCAATGAAACGCAATGAGAAGGGTGATGCCCTTGAGGGCATGAAAGTGTCCCTTGAGGGCTTTCGTCCTGACAAGGTCAAGGAGGAGTTGCGAGCAACCTGCTCGCAGTGCAGAGAGCGGCTGCTCCATCTCTCAAAAGAGGAGCTCGTTGACAAGCTCCTTGCAAAAGTGAAGGAGGTCTAGCCATGCCACTTAGAGAGCTAACAGCAAAAGAGGTAGAGGAAATCGTGGCCGCTCGGCCAAAGGCCAAACGGCTGGCTGTTGAGAACTTTCTGATAACAGTGCACCACAACAAGGATGCGGCGACAGCTCTCGCAAACCTTGAGCGAGACGCCAAGCTCTACAACTGGGACTTTCCAACTGTTGAGGCCATATGCCTTGGCATTGCTAAGGCAACAACAAAGAAAGGAGGAGAAGATGATTAAAATAAGGAGATGCTGGGTGGCATACGAAGACACGCTGAGCACCGCAGTAGACCCCGAGTATCTTCCAATTACAAGGGAAGACATCGAGAACTATATGAAGGAGCACCCAATGCCAGAAGACCCTGAATACACAAAGGAAGACTTGATATACGACCTGACAGCAAGCTCTGGTATGTATATTCTGCCCGATGGCATCAAGCAAGAAACAGCAGACTATATAGAGGAGCTCCTGAACACTCTAGCACAGTGATGCCAACGGCCGTGCTGAGTTTGCCCTCTCCAGGCAGGCCGATGGCTGACGGCCTGCAGCACCTCCTTCCCTTGCCTACCTCAGCAAGGGTCGGAGAGGGATTTGTAGGCACGGCCTAATGGCTTAAAAGAAAGGAGGTCTAGCGACAAAGAAAGGAGGATTTGCGATGGAGGACAACAGATGCCCAGAATGTGGAGCACCGCTCCACTACATTTATGCAGAAAACATTTGGGTCTGTCCACGCTGTGACGTGGAAGACCCTCCAAAGGAAGATAAACAACAAAGCTCAAAGGAGGACAAAGATGGACTTAAGCAACGTAAGTAGAAAGGGATTGGAACAGGCCTTGCAAAAGGCTCTCGGTCTTCTGACCCCTGAAGGGGTGGAAGAGGTTGTGGCAACGTTCCCTGAAAGGTTGCCAGCTATAGACCACACCAGACAGAAGACATCTGAGGCTCTTGGCATCGGAGATGATGCGTTTTACACTGTCGCAAAAGCTGCGACAGAATTCGGAAAGACCCTTATGCAGGAGGGCGAGCAATTACGGAGTAAGCACGTGGAAAGCATCCTCCACATCTGGAAGGTCTTCGACGAGCGAGAAAAAGCCCTCTTCACCGTCCTGCTTGCAGAATACGCCTTGCAGCGGATGGCAAAGACTTTGAGCGAGCGGTTTCTCGAGCTTGCCATCCGAGCCCGCACGGCTGAAGCAGGAAGACGGGAGGGTGAAGATGAAAGTCACTAAAGAGGCTGTTCAAGCAACTCAGCAGTCCGCAGACCACTGGGAAAGAATGATAGAGTGGGTCAAGCAGCAGGACCCAGAGTGGATAACGGACTATCACTATATGGAGATTGAGATTGGTGAGAGCTGGTATTCAGAGGACTGCCCACTCTGTGAGCGCTTTCTCCTAGACCCAGATGCCCCATGCAATGACTGCCCTTTGCGAGTTGTGTTTGGCCAGTGTATTGACCCTCTGGCTTTGAATGCTTGGTCAAATGTCAGATGGTCTCGCACTTGGGGTGAGTGGCTGGAAGCTGCAGAGGTCATGCTGCTCCAGCTGAAAACTACTCTCAAATTACTGAAGGAGGCCAGCGATGCTTAAAGACTGGTTCTGCGAAGCCTTGTCTCTACAATCTGGGGAGGAGCTCCTCCTCCCCGCTGCCTCAAAAGCGGAGGCCACCCGCCTCCGCAACCGCCTGCTGAAGCTCCGAGACGAGTATCCCGACCAGGCTGATGCTGAAAGTATCAGCATTCGTGTAACGCTTATAAAGCGTCGTTTCTTCGTCGCTTTACGACGGGAGCCGCTCTCGCCAACGGTGGCTTTTAAGCGGGCTGCTGATGGCAGCATCGTCCGCATGGCTTTATCAAGTCATGAGAGACTGCGTCGCACAGCCATGCAAGATGGCCTGACAGCGGAGCAGATAGAGGAAATTCTCGGCTCGGCCGAGGACGAGCATAGCTCAAAGGAGGAGGAACCGAGATGAATGAACGTCCTTTCAGAGAGCTTTCAGCGTATTGGCGAGCTTTCTGGCAGTATATTGCCAATCTCGACGAACCACCAGAGGTGCGTCGCCAGATAAGAGCCTCTTACGAGAGGCTCATTGAAGAAGCGGAGGACGAATGTCCTTCGGAAGGAGGATTTGACAATGTCAAGAGAAGTTAACTGGTTAAAGTTTCGGCTCCGTGGGGCGAAGGCGGCTGTAGAGGCTGCTCGCACGAACGAGCAAGTGAGTCTCGCTGCCAGGCAGGCCTTGGAGGCTGCGGGGAGTGGCTTGGCAGCAGCTTTGCTACGTTGGGATGTAGAACCTCTCACCAATGGTGAGAAGAGCTGGAGAGAAATCATTATGGAGATATCCCGCAAGCCTGAGGTGCTGTGGCACTACGTCACAGCACTGCGTGGACCAGACACAGTCGACTGCTCGGTTATTGCAAAGGCTATGTTCACCTGTCCTTTGCGGGGCAGGTGTGCTCATGCACTCGGTAAGGAGGAGTTTCTCGGGTTGTCTCCAGGAGAGATAGAGGAAGGTTTCGCTGCTGTTCACGGGCATCGCCACGAGCTATACCACTACTTGCAGCACATCACTGCAGTTTGGGAGGTGTTCTATCCTCCTCTTGGAGAGCTGCTAGCAGACACCTTCCTTAAAGGCAGCATTCCTGGCATTTCGCCCAAGGAGGCTGCCAAGCAATACATCAAGTTACTACACTGGTGGATGCAGAGCAAGCACGTCATCATGAAGGGGGAAGACCATGAAAAACCGAGATAAAGAATGGAAGCAAATTGTGCAAGAATTGTGTGGGGCTGGGCGAGAAGTCGCTGCATGGGACTACGTTACTGCCCTGCGGGGGCCAGACGTTCCGTGTCAGTGGCCTGTGAAGACCGTATTCACAGGACCTCTACGCTGCAAGAGCATGCACCAGGTTGTGGCAAACGCCACTGACTTCGAGAGGCTCTCGCCCGAGAGCATAGCCGAGGCTTTCAGATTTGCCTGCGAGCACCGCCAGGAACTCCTCCACTATCTAGTGCACACAGAGAGTGCTTGGCGAACGCTCCACAGGAAGGTCTCCTTCCTGCTCCGTGGGCTGATATCCTTCGCACCACCAGAAGACCTGGAAGCCCACGCAAGGGAATACAAGAAGCTCGTAGACGAGTGGCTGGACAGAGAGAACGCTATAGACACAGGAGGTCAAGATGGCTGAGTGCGAACAGGAAAGCAATGTTGAAGAAGCTACAGACCAGGAGGTTGAAGACATTTTGGAGGTCAGCAGGAAGCTCCGTCTCCTCATCAGGAGATGGTTAGATGACCTCCCGTGGGAGGAAGAGAATGGAGATAATAGTTAGACATCAAGAGTATCGAGACGGTGAGAAAGTCGGCGACCTTGTCGCTATCTACTGCAGGAACTGCGGTCGTCTAATGCTCGTAGCTGACCCAAGGAACAGTGTCTGCCCTGACTGCTTTACATCAACCCTCATGGGGATACATCGGTGCTTCTCTGATATACCTACTGTATACTATCACTCTCCAAGGGTTCAGGAAGAAGAAAGACATTTTGCCTATAGTGAGAAGGAATTCAACGCAGTGAAGAAGCGACTGGGAGAAAAGTATGGCATCAAGCACCAAGGAGGTCAGGATGATTGAGTTCTTTGGTTTCCTGATAGCCGTGTGGCTAGCAGGATGGGTTATCGTCAGATGGATAAACAGCTGAAAAGAGAGGAGGTGAGGTAGATGCCAGGGAAACTTTGTATCCACATCCGAGAGGACAGAACAGACCTTATCTTCACAGACGAGCTCTTCAGACCAACAGGTCGAGCGCCACTAGCCTTTGGCCCTATCGAGGTGAATATGTATCACGGCCGAAAGTATCTCGGCTACACAAGCCGAGGGCTCGTGTGGTGCACCTCGTGGTGGTATGCTGTTGAGTTTGGACAGCTAGTCGTCAAGTGTCAGTGTGCGGAGGAGACGTAATGCTGTCGCCAGAAGGCCTTAAGAGGATTAGGAAGGAGGGACAATAATGTCAGAAGAGAAGTTCAACCCTACCAACGAAGTTNNNAGCTCTGCAAAAAGCTCGGGGAGCAGGGCTACCCACAGGGTGAAGGTGGTTGGTATTGGCAGGTCATGCGAACGGAGGAAGGGAAGGAACTGGCGAGCTTACACTTCTTCGAGACGAGACCTGTTCCGCTGGCTTATCAGGAATACTTCAAAGCTCCCACCCTTCGAGAAATAGGCGAGAGGTTGCCCGATAGGATAGAGGCGAATGGCTTCCCGTTCCATCTAATCATAACACGGCTCCGCAATTTGTGGGAGGTTTATTACGGCACTTCTGCGTCTGATATGCCAGGCGGTTGTGTTGCACTACTGCCGCCTGTCGAGAGAAGTCATCGGGCTCCTGACACCTATGCAAGTGTGTGGCTGTGGCTAAGAAAGAACGGTTATTTGAAGGAGGAGCAGTGATGCCAGATGAAAAGTCAAAATTTGATGTTTCTGACCGCTCCGCAGCTGTGCTGCTGTGCAGCAAAATTGTGTCGCCTCACGGCGACTGCATCGCTCATCAGCCAAGGATTTCCCTGAAAAGGATGTGTGACGTGTCGCACCTTGGCGTGTTGGGCGTTCGGGAGGACGACGTCCTTCCACTGAAAGTGGGCCAGACAAAGTCCGTCCCCATCGGGGACGGCTACACACTGGTCGTCAGGCGGATTAGATAGCTGAAGGAAAGGAGGTGAGAGTCATGGGCGCAAGCCAGAGGTCTCCTATAATGGAGAAGATGGACATAGTCCTCGGCGAGCTGGATAACTTGCAGGTATGTCTCGGGTCGCTGGCCGACTACGTCAGTCCATACTGCACGCCAGCAACTTCCGAGCCAAAAGCGAAGGTCACTGGTAAGGAGCTGGAGGAGGTGAAAGCCCCACTCGAGCTATATCTCGAGGAGGCTACCGCCAAGGTCTGCAAGTTGCAGGATGCAGTCAACGACCTGATTGCAAGACTCAGGTAGGCACTTAGGTGTCAACCTTGTAAATTTAGGGGTTGACACCTTGAAAAAGGTATGTTATACAAATGGACAAATGGACACATACGAAGATTTCCACTTTAGATGGCCAGCAGGGACAAAGACCCAGCTAAAGATTGCTGCGGCTTTAGCTGGCAAGTCGATGTCCCAGCTTATATTTGACCTCCTCGTAGAGGGAGGTTTAATTTCGTTGAAGGAGGTAGAGGATGAGTGTGAAGAAACTGGACAAAGTCCCGAAGGACAACGGTGTTGAGATTACTGTTGTAAGCACGGGGCAAAGTGGATTTTACAGTGTAGATGAGCTTTCGCCTGACATCCAGCGTAAGCTCATGATACACGGCTTGTCGCAGGTGTTGGGCGATGCCGCTGCAGGCCGTGATGGCGAAGAGGCTAGCGAAGCTATTCAGAGGCGTTGGGAAACCCTCAAGGGCGGAGAATGGACCGCAAAGCGGGCTGCTGCTCCGAAGCTCAGCAAAGCCGAGCTCGAACGCAGATTGGCTGGCCTCAGCGAGGACGAGCGTCAGGCCATTGTCGATGCTCTTGCAAAAGTGGGTATCAATCTATGATGAAGCTGGACAACTCTGGACGGGAGGCGTTTGCCTCCTGTCCAAGGAAGTATTTCTTGTCCTGCATTTGTGGGCTACGCCCTCTGCAAGGCAGCAACGCCCTGCGTTACGGCAGCACATGGCACGCCATAATGGAGGGCTATTACAGTGCCGTCAAAGCAGGGGCGAAGCTCAGTGAAGCTGTGCAACAAGCTCTGGCCTATGGCAGAGCTATCTGGGAGCTGGAGACGGCTGTCCATCCCGAATGGGAAGAGGACTATCGCACGCTGGACACAGCAGGCGAAGCCCTACTAGCGTATATTGATGAATTTCAGCAGACTGACGTCGGCTCTCTCGAGGTGAAGGCCACAGAGCAGTCGTTCTTTGTTGAGGTTGGTGACAACCTTGGCTTCTTCGGCAAGATAGACATGCGAGCAGTGCTTGATGGTATCCCCTTCGTTGTAGAACACAAGACGACGGGCCAGTCGGCTGCCCTTGTCGCTGAGCGGCTCAATCGTTCAGCCCAGATAATGGGCTACACCTACGCTGCAAAAGCAATGGGCCTGGAAGTCCAAGGCTGTCTGGTGGTAATCCACCAGATATCTTGTCGTCGCAAGGCAGATGGCGCATGGGGAAAGCAGACAATTGCCTTCAGGCGAGTGCCGATGATTTTCACCGACAGCGACCTCGCCGAATGGCGACGGAGCTTCACTTTGACAGCGAAACAAATCGCCCAGTGCGAAGCACATCAGTGCTGGCCAATGCAGTTTGACAGTTGCTACCGCTTCGGCAGGTGCTGCTACGCACCGCTCTGCGAGCGACATTTGTCACTCGACGAGCTGCAGGACAAGGAAGCGGAAATTCCAGGGTTTATCCGCACAACTCGAGACTATCTCGAGCCGACGCTTAAGCGGATAAGCAACATGAAGGAGGCCATGTATGCCAAGTGCGAAGGATGTTAAGGCCAACACCCAGCACCTGAAGATAATGGTCATCGGCTCGTATGGAACAGGAAAGAGCACTTTCGCAGCAAGTGCTCCCACTCCTGGATTTGTCTTCGACTTTGATGGCCACATCTTGACCTACGCAGGTAAGGACTTCGACTACGAGACCTATGACATGAATTGGCAGAGCTGGGTTAAGTTTGAAAAGGATTTGCTGCGGCTTCGCAAGGACTGCAAGTATAAGACAGTTGTTGTGGACAGCACAACGACCATGACTGACCTCGCAATGGAAAGGGCATTGATGCTTGACCCCAAGCGGTCGCCGACTGGCGGACCAATCTGGAATGTCCACTACCAGATGGTTCGCAATCTCGTAGAGGGCAAGCTGCGGCAGATTGTGTCCTTACCAGCAAACGTCATTGTGCTTTCGCACATTGACATCAAGCGTGATGAGTCAACTGGGGCTATCATAGACATCGGTCCGCTGCTCACGGGCCAGTTGTCTGAAAAGGTCCCAGGCTACTTTGACGAAGTCTATTATGCAACGACTCGTCGAGAGAAGAGCGTTACACAGTGGTATTTGCAAACAGTGCCGATAGGCCTGACGAAGGCCCGCTCAATTTTGTCAGGCAAAGAGCACCGCCTGCCAGACTTTGTTCCTAATGACTGGCAGGAGATTATGAAATATATTGAGAAAGGAGGACAAGAGTAATGGATGAAGTCTATATCCCAGGGAGCTTTGACGTAGAAGAAGAATTCAAGCCCGAACCTCTTGTGCCCCAAGGCACGTATCACGGGCACGTAACAGCAGTGTCATACGACCCTGACCAGAACGCAGTCGTATGGCAAGTTACACTCGCTGATAACGGTGGGGTCAAGAGCGACGGTGAAACCCCCATCGACGGGAGCATTCTCTACTATCGTAACTTTCTCCCTCGGGAGGGTGATGAGAATGAGTTGACTAGAGATGGGCGGATGACGAAGAGGCAAGCCAAAATCAATATGTTGCGTCGCTTCTGCGATGCTATGGGAGTGGATATGTCTACACCAGCAAGGATTGCCGAGGCAATCCGCAACACTGAATGGGTTGGTCTGCAGGTGGATGTGCAAGTTGGCATTCGTGAGTATGAAGGTCAGGTGACAAACGAGATTAGAAAGATGACTGCCGTCGGAGAAGGGAAGTGAAACTTCTTGAGATGTACAAGCCTTTCATGCAAATGACCCCAGAGGAGCGAGAGCAATTCATCCGCTCCTACCGGGGCCAGCGTGAAAAGGACCTTTCGACTGTGAAGCCAAAACGGAGCTCTCTCCTCTCCAAGGAGGAGAGGGCTCTTCTCAAGAAGGTCGGTATCAGACTGAGTGACCTAGCGTCACTCAAGGGAGGTTAGGTTATGCCAGAAGACCCTGCTGCTTGGTATAAGCAGCTCAAGAAGCAGAAAGAGATAGAGCGGGTGCTTCGTGCACTGCCTAAAGACCTGTCGTGTTCTATAGTCTGGGACTCCGATGGTGACTTCCTCATTACAAACTTGGAGAACAGGGAGCACCTGTCCGATTTGTTTTGTAAGTTAAAGGAGGCAAAGAGTAGGAGGGTAAGAGATGACCAACAGAGTAAGAAGACAGGTCGAGTGGATAGTGGGTGAGCTGCTCCGAGAGGCATCAGAAGACACTGTTATCTCTATAATGTGCAGAAGGAATACAGTCAGAGTTTTCCTGAACAGTGAGGAGGTTGCTTCCCTCTCAGAGGACACCGCCTGCTTTGGCTCGGTGCTGTCAAGAGAGCAAGTAGAAAGACTGTATGACGTTCACAGGTGCTGTCCAAAAGCGAGGAGCAGGAGGAAAAGAGATGAAGAAAGGTGGTAACGGTAATGGAGGGCATGGCCCGCAGGCCATAGGCCAACCCGTGAGGGTTGACTTGTCAAAGTGTCCGAGTGTGGAGTGTCCTGAATGCGGAAGCACTTATTTCACAACTGTCTTCGTCTTGAAAAAGGTTTCTGCAGTGCTGTCGCACACTGGACGTGAGGAGCTCATTGCGGTTGAACTGTTTCGCTGTGCTGACTGTGGTCACGTAACGTCTATTGTTAGACGCAGCTAGAACGTCAAATTTTGACCTTTCTGGGGAGGACTAGGAAATGTCTTACTTTAACGAAGGAGAAATCTTTGAAGTCGACCCCGACGATGTCGTCCTTGACGAAGACCTTCCGAGATATCGGAAGGAGGTCGACCAGCGGAAGCTGAAGAAGCTTCTTCGCTCTATGGAGAAATACGGACAGTTCGTCCCTATCATCGTCACTCGTGACATGCGACTTGTCGCAGGCGGCCGCCGTCTTGCAGCGTGCAAGATGGGGCAGCGGAAAGTCCGCTGTATTTACATAGACGCAGTCGACCCGTTGGTTCTGCGAGAAATCGAGCTCGAAGAGAACCTACAGCGAGAGAACCTCACGCCTGCTGAAGAGGCCCTCGCCATACGGGACCTTCACAGCATAAAGCAGAAGCTTTATGGTGAGTCGCAAAGAGGTCGAGAAGGTGGGTGGACACTTGACAAAACTGCCGAAAGTCTTGGCGTCAGCCGAGCTAAGGTTATCGAGCATATCCAAATAGCGGAAGCGGTGGAAACTTTTCCTGAGCTTGCAAAGCTCAAGAAGAAATCGGCTATTAAGCGAGCAGCAAAGAGCATCGATGTCGCCTTGCGACGAGCTGAGCTCGCTCGTCAAGCTCGCTCGGAGTGGGATTTGCACCTTGCGGATGCAAGGGAGTGGATG